CATTTCATGGTTCAAAAGATAAGATACATGCTCACAAAGAACAGAGCAGACCGGTAGGCTCCCTTGAATTGATTTACTGATTTGAACCAGTTCAAAATACTGATTATCTAGTTTTGCAATTTGCTTAGTTTTTAAAGCCAATGCAGACTTCGCCATAACAGTAAATGAGAGGGTAAATTCACCCTCTAAGGTTTCTCTAATATTTGAGCTGATGACTTTCTTAACAGACTGAATCATAGTTGCTCCTGCGTAAATTTCAATCAAGGGACTGCCTCCTTTCTATTAACTTCCTGCCAAACCTAGGTTTCTAACTGTGACGGTATTTTGGTTCCATTGAAGCTGTGCAATAACTCTTGTTAGAATGTTACCGTCAATGGTAAGAGGGATAGTTACATCAAAGACTGCTCCTTCAGAGCCACCGAGACTTCCAGTGACTTGAGAGTTCAGGTCCAAATCAAAGTCTGTAGGAATAGCTCCCTGCATATCTTTTTCTACATCACCCATGGCTTTTTCGAAGCCCTCTCCAATACCTTCACCCATGTTGGAACCAATACCTGCAAATACCTTTGAAGGAGATCTAATACCAAGAACCTTCTTAACGCCACCAACGATACCGTTGACCATATTTTTCACCTTTTCTCCAAGCCAACTAATCATCGATGCGATACCATCCCATAAACCTCTGGCGATGTTTCTTCCCACTTCTAAGATTGATGGGATCCCACGGGCAAGTCCGGTGACAATAGACATGATGATTTGAGGTAGTTGCGCCACGATCTGAGGAATGGCACGAATAAGTCCCATACCAAGCTGAATGGTCAGCTGAACTCCCATTTCAATGAGCTTTGGTAGATTACTGGTGATGAAGGTAATGATGCTGTTAATAATCTGAGGCAGTGATTGAATCAGAGTTGGTAGGGAGTTCAAAAGTCCCTTAGCCAAGCCGCTGATAATCTGAAATGCTGCATCTAGCACCAAATCCAGATTGTTGATTAAGGTGGTAGCGATCAGAATCACTGCTTCTACGATGGAAGGGATAAGTTCTGGTAGAGCATCTCCAAGGCCCGTTGCAAGGGTTACAATCATCACCAAGGCCGCTTCCACCAGGGCAGGAAGATTGGTAATAATCCCATCCACTAAAGTTAGAACAAGCTGCAAAGCACCATCTGTAATTTGAGGTAAGGCTTCGATAAGGCCACCTACAATAGTCATGATGATATTGGTTGCCGCTTCAATAAGTGTGGGAAGATTATCTAAAATGCCACTGACAAGAGCGAGAATCAAATCAGGTGCAACTTCTGCAATGGCCGCAATAAGTCCAGTAACCACATCCAGAATTTGAGGAAGGATGACAGCAATCTGTTCAACCGTCTGCCTAGCTCCTTCTTTTAACTGCTCAGCAGCTCCTTCTTGACCAGTGATGAGGCCCGTCAAACCATCTAAAATCATGGTAAAGCCAGGGAGGAGCTGTGATGTGATATTGTTTTTCACCCCGGCAAAGGAGCGGGTGAGATTGTCCATGGCGTCTGTGTAGTTCACCGCAGCATCCACAGATTCATCACTCATGACTAGCCCTAGCTCACTTGCTTTGTTCTTTAGAGCATCGGTGCTTTCAGCAGTTTGGTTCAATAGTGCCCCAAGCTCAACTGAGGATGTTCCCAGTAGGTCATTGGCAATGGCCGCTTTTTCACCTTCATCAGAGATCCCTTGAAGACCTTTAATGGTCATCTCAAAGACTTCTTCTCGGGATTTACCCTCAAGGTCTGACATGGAAATACCTAGTCGCTGAAACTTTTCTGTGGCTGAGGAACTCCCGTTGATGGCATCGTCCACGGTGTTGTTAAGCTTCTTCATCCCGTTTTCTAAGGATGAGATACTGGCCCCGTTTTGGGAAAGAACATAATCCCACTCTTGATAGCCTTGCCTTGAAAGACCTATTCTTTGGCTGGCCTTATCGATTTCATCCCCTGCAGCCGCGGCATCATTGGCCATATCAAAGAGCTTTTTACCTGCCGTGACAGCAGCAGTTCCAATGGCCGCCATGGCAACACCAATCCCCGCAGCCACACCTTTCATAACTGAACCGAGCTTTTCAAACTTACCACCGGAATCATCTGCTACTTTAGCAGAGTCTTTGATTTCATCCCCAAACTTGTCCGCTTCTTTACCTGCATCATCAAACCCATCACTGGCTGCATCAAGCGCCTTGTTGTTGTCATCCAGCTCTTTTTCCATTTTATTTAGATCTGCATTTGCATTGTTTAGCTGGATCTGCCAGGCTTTTGTTCGCTTGTCATTCTCCCCAAAGGACTCAGCAGCATTTTTCAGTGCAGCTTCAAGGGTGGATACTTTGTTTTTCTGAGCGTCAATCTCTTTATTTAAAACTTCATTTCTTGCTGTAATCGCCTTGATGGATTTATCTTGCTTATCAAACTGTGAGGTGACCAGATTCATTTCAGAACTCAGCACCTTGAATGTTTGATTGATATCTCGAAGAGAGCTCTTGAACTCCTTTTCACCCTCAACACCGATTTTCAGGCCGAAGTCCGACATAGCGTTCACCTCCTTTGGGGCATGAAAAAAGACACCCATAATCGAGTGCCTTGTAAAAGTATTTATTGATTTATTTATTCTGCTAATGCTTCATCTATAGCTTGTTGAATCGCCTCATGGCAGCATACTCCCAACGGGTTTTTGATTTCACAGTTGGAGTTTCTCATTGCGCCAGTGATAGCTAACACATCTTTCATTTTCTGCGCGCCTTTATCCTTTACAGCTTCTTTCACCTGATCAATCGTAACCTTGCTGCAATAACAAGCATATCTAGGATCTGCTTCTTTCTTAAACCAAATAGGAACTTTTATTTGCTCTTTGCTAAACTGAACTTTATTGTTTTCACTGTAGTAAACAGTATCGCAGTTTTCATTCATGCATATGGAATAATTTGAAGAATCGACAGATGTTTCATACTCATCTTTTACTAAATGTCTCACTGTAACATTTTTTACTTTTTTGCCCTCTTGCTTGCAAATAGGGCACTTGTTAGTATCATTACTAATTATGGTCAAATCTACAATATCGCCACAACAATTACACCCTTTATTTTCTGACATTTTATTCCTCCATTCGTTTTGTCATATACACTATTATATATGACTGCTTCAAATCATAATAGGAAAAATTTACAGAAATTCTGGGATGATTTCGTCAATGTAGCGCTCTTGTTTCGGTTTTGATATTCCGGTGAATTGCTTGTGACACTCCCAAAGGTCCATCAAATAGCCAATGGGCATGAGCCACACTTCATCTTCTAAACGCCTTAAATGGACTGTTCCAAAATAGATAAGTCGGGTAAAGACTTGTTCATCACTTACCCGACCACCTCGTTTTTTGAGTCATCACTCTCCACATTCCTTTTTGTGCCTTTCATCATGCTGGCCATAATGGCATTCTTGTAATTAGCCAGGTCAAAGGGAGTGGTAAGAAGTTCCACTTCATCTTCTGTGAGAAGTTCTTTTCTATCATCCTTGTTCCTAATATTGTGGATCAGGATGGATTGGTTTGCCAGAAGGGTGATGAGCCACACCACCTCTTCGAGCGCCATTTCAAAGTTCTCAGTTTTCATGAGCTTATCGCCCAAATTCTCAAGACCACCATAGCGCTTGGCAATTTCCTTTGTAGCTTTAGTGGTAAGAATCATCTTAAACTCTGTGCCACCAATATCAATGGTGGTACTTCTTTCTTCAGCGGCTTCGTCAATCTTTAATTTTTTATCTGCCATGATCAACCCTCCCATTAAGAAACAACAACAGTGGCCACTGTAGTCGTCACGTTTTCTGCGCCACTAGAGCTTAAGACGCAGTAGTAGTAATAGGTATCTGCCAAAAGGTCCGTTGGAATATCAAAGCTCGCAGAAGTTTCTCCATTAATGGCAGTACCGCCAGTGGTGCTATCAATGGTGTTCTCATACCATTGGTAGGTTACAGGGTTGGAGGTGTTGGAATTTGCCACAACAGAAAGGCTTCCAGAAATGCTTCCTGCGGTTACTTCAGTTAAGCTTGCCGGCTGGGTTGTGATGGTTATGGTTGGGGTTACGGCTGTAAAGTCTGGTTCATATACAGAAGCAAACCAACTCGTAATGGTTGATGCCGATACACCATTATCCCCTTCAGTAACTTCAGATTTCCAAGGATGTTTGTTTTCGCTGTCCAGCTTGTTTCTCCTAAAAACTGTTCCTTCTATGGTGGGACTGCTAAAAGTAATGGAGTCCCCCTTGGTGGCAAGGCTTGTAGCGGGAACAGAGAAAATAACCCTGTAGAGCCAAAAGTAGCGATACTTTCCATTAGCTTTCTTGGCACGAAACCCAATAGCCACCGGCGATCCACCATCTTCACTTCTTGAAACAACGACGTTATTGCTGTCGATTTTACACCCTGTCAAATCCTGTGCTACCAATGATCCGATATCATCAATACCCAGTGTCAGGGCACCACTCTTAAATTCTTTTACTACCTCGCTGGCACCGTCATCTGCGTAGAGAATGGCTTCAATGAGCTCAATGCTCAGCTCCGCAGTCATAGCTTTAGCCAGCACCTTAGGGGTTCCATAGGTTTCAATGCCATTTTGATCTTCTGTGATCTTGGCATAATATAGAGAATCCAATCCGATAGTTGCCATTTATTCTTCCTCCGTTTCATATTCTTTCATTACGTCAATGGCGTAATGATGAAATTTAGTATCATGTTCGTAACCAACATACTGCCTATCTGTGATGGTGATTCCTCCGGATTGAAGGGCTTTAGTTAGTTCTTTCTTGCGCTTCATATAGTTCTTCTTCGTGAAAAGAGAAAGCCGAGCTTCTGAAAGAATCATATAGGCCTCATTATCTGCAAAAAGATCAAGCCTATCAGACATGGGGGTAATAACCAGATATTCATCAGGCGGCGTATCGGAAAATACTCCGATCTCAACAGGAATGTTTAGGGGTCCTAGTATGTGGTTTAAATCCGCAAGTAAGCTCATAGCTTTTCAATCTCCTTATCCAGTTCTGATTTCATAGTTTCAATGCATGCCTTCCGAGATGCGGACTTTGCTGGCTTCAAGAAGGGTTTAGGTGGCTGACATGATTTACCGTATTCAAGGATATTTGCTATCTTAGCATTGGCATCTCCATCACCACGAGGTTCATTGAAGCCAACCTTGACATTGAAGTTTCCATTTCGGTCTAGCTTAGTGGGAGAGAGGCCAAGGGAGGAAACCAGCTCACCAGTAGAACGGCTTTTTTCTTTTGTTCCACTACCGATAACGCCTTTCAGGTTGGCTTTGACTTTATCCAGAACTACTTCGCCGCCAGCTTCTAAAACACTAGAGACTATTTCATCTGTTTTTTCACCAAGCTTTGAGAGCTTCATCAAGAAGTCATCGGGCATTTTCATGGTAGCTTTAGCCACTTGGAACCACCTCCTTGGCCAGCACTTCAATATACATCCCACGGCCTTTCACATCCTCAACAGATGTGATTTCAAATCTCTTATCACTATGGATGATCACCATGGTTGTTGTTATGGTTATACCAGGGATGTGGCGAAAGCGAAAAAGATCTGTGGCTTCAGAAAAGGATGCCCTATTAGCCCATTTTTCATTGCCATGCCGACCTTCACGGTAAGCTCTTACAGAAGCTATAATGTTATCAACTTCAGTTTTAAAGCCTTCGGGATCTTTTATGGTGACGCTCTCAATGATGTCAATAAAGGTATTCATTTTCCCAAAGCTCATGACTACACCTTCCAATCCCGATCAAGTCGCAGCAGGAGATTGACTGTATTCCATACCTGCTGCCCAGCCTGCACATTATCTGAGAAAAAACCACCAGTGCTGCCGTCCCTGGATTCATAAAAGTGGGACGACAGCATAATGATGGCTTGTTGTGTGGTGGCTGGCATAACGGCTTCCACGTAGTGGTTTTCAGGAAGATGCTGATAGCTTTCTGCATACCGCGTGGCGGCGGTGATGTACATCTCAAGCAGCTCATCATCAGCCGAGTGATTAAGAATAAGATTTGCTTTTACTTTTTCCAGCAGTGTCATACCGCCACTATCCTTTCATTAGTCTGAAATCATAAGCCCTGCAGCCTTAAGTTTGGTGAGGAGGGCATTAAAATCCGTCACCAAATCTTCTACTGTGGCAGCAGTACTTGCTGCTTGACTATCAAGAACAGGGAGGCCAGTGACGACCGCCCCATCCTTGATTTCAAGAGTTCCACCAATGACGGTTTTTTCGCCGCCCTGTTCGGTAAAATTCTTTGTGCTATAACTCATAGGACACCTCCATTACGCTTTCTGCTGAAGCACTTTGATGGCTTCAGGTAGAATCAGTTTTCCATCCACACGCTGAGTGGCAACAAAGCCCACCTGGCCAGTGGCTGCATAGAGCTCATTAAGTCTCTTGAACACTCTGCCCTGACGATCCGCAACCCAGTAGTAGCCAAAGTCTCCGAAGATGATGGACTTTGCAGATGCAGCGATGGTAGGAACGTAAGATGAAGTGTAAACAGGTCTATTCAAAATGGTATCTGGTGTTCCAGCCTGAAGTGAAGGCTGCCAGATATACTGACCCTGACCATCTTTCAGCTTCCTAATTGCCTTAATGGTGGCATCGTTCATAACGAACACGGACTTGTTTCTGTAAGGCGATTTAAGAGAGTAGAAGAGGTCCAAAATCTCATCAACGGTAATAGCTGTAGCACTTGCAGCGGTTACACCGATTTGTGCTCCACCAGTTGCAGCAAGGATACCTGTGGGCTTTCCAGAACCATCTCCAGTGAAGAAGGCATCTTCTTCCTTATTACCAATACGTCTTGCAAACTCCCTAGCGATATAGTTTTCAAGATTGAAGACACTGTCATTAAGAAGCTCTTCTGATACCTTGATCATGGTACCTAGCTTGTAAGCGCCGATAGACACCTGACCGAAGCTATCATCGCTTTCAGGAATGGCACCTTCTTCATCAATCCAAGAAGCGGTTCCTTTGGAAGCTACCACAGGAATCTTACGATCGCCAGATGAGGTGGAGATGACGTTGGCCAGCTTTCTGAAGATATTCTCTTCATCCAGGGCTTCAATAAGGGTACGTTCAAATTCATCCGGTACAAGATAGCCACCTTCCGTGTCGGTACCAATCTGAAGTGCGTTCTTAATAACAGGATCAAGCCCTTCACCAGAACGGGTTCTCATGGCATTCCAGAATGCTTTCTGGTATTCAGCAGAAGCTCTTCCGCCTTTGGATTCCACACCTTGGAAGATAGGCTTTCCGGTAAGTGGAGTATTAAGTGGCTTTGAAAGCTCGCGGTCCAGTGCTTCCTGCTTTTCAAGACGGTCAATTTCCTTACCAAGGGCAACAACATCAGCTTCCATCTTTTCATAGGTTGCAGTGTCTTCAGCAGATACAATTCCATCTGTACCTCTTTTGGTATCCAGGAATGCTTTAGCAGCTTCCCAGGATTTTGCTCTTTTTTCACGTAGTTCAAGAATTTTATTCATAGTGTTTTCCTCCTAAAATTTAGTGTTGAATTAAAGAAAGCCGCTTTTCTAGCGACTCAATTGGGGTGCCAGTATTCTCTTTTGCTAGTTTGGGTTTTACCTTATCCAGCAGGGAGTTGGTAACAGCTCTGCGGCTAAAGGCATAGGTGAAATCTTCGGTCTGATTTCTTTTCTTTTCATCCTCCAAGATGCCATCAGCAAAGCCAAGCTCGATGGCCTTCTTCGCATTGAGCCAGGTTTCTGCATCCATAAGATGGGAGAGCTTTGTCCTTGATTGACCTGTCTTGATTTCGTAGGCATTGATGATGCTCTCTTTAACTTCAGAAAGCATAGCGATGGCTTTTT